ATTGGTGAAAAGTGCTGGCTGTATAACGGCATTGCCGGCCTGCTCTATACCCACACTGGTGTATATGACAAGGATGGCAACATCGCCAAGAATGCTCGTGGCGAAGAATATCCCACGCCGGACCCTGAGTGGCTGTTGTTTGAAAAGTGCATGCGCGGTGATCCGGGCGACAACGTCATGAGTGCCTACCCCGGTGTGCGCAAGACCAAACTCACCGCGGCCTTTGCCGATCGTCACAAGCAGGGCTTTGAGTGGCAAAATCTCATGCTAAGCAAGTGGACTGATCACCTGCAAGAAGAGCATCGTGTGCGCACGGTATATGAGCGCAACCGCTTGCTGATTGATCTCACAGCACAGCCCCAGGACCTGGTGGAAAAATGGGATGCTGTCATGGAAAGCAGCATCATCACACAAACACGCCGCCAAGTGGGTATCAAACTGATTCAGTTCTGCAACGTGCATGGTTTGGTGCGCATTGAAAAATACCATCAAGATTACTCGCCCTGTTTCAGTGCCGCATACCCCGGCACGATTCACGTGCATCCCCAACAGGAGTAGGCCATGCGGGCTATTCCTGGAAAGGGTTGGTTGGTGGCCAACATTGCTGACCGCCCTGCCACAGTGTCTGAGATAAAGCTTCTCACACAGGAAATATTTCAGTGGTGCCAAGAGCAATTTGGCGAGCTTGGCGCAAGATGGTATGTGGATCCCAGTCACAGTATTCATCGACAGTGGCGCTTTAGAGATGAAAGCGATCTCATGATGTTTCTCATGGTGTGGGGATGACCGATTTTAGTTTTTATGTGCATGACACCGAATATGACGATCTGAAATTTCGAAAGGTCAAAACGTGGTGTCAAAATAAATGGCCCGTGACTCACAACGGACCAACATGGGGAGTGCATTATGGGATGGGCGGTGAACGTTGGTGGTTCAGCTGCCAAGAGGACCTCATGATGTTTCTCATGGTGTGGGGATGACCGATTTTAGTTTTTATGTGCATGACACCGATACTTGGTATACCACCACAGAAGTTTCCAAAAATATTGAAATAGTTAAATGGTGTTGGGCCAACATAACTGGCAAATGGACATGTGATGTTGACTTTGAAACAGAAAATAAAAATGCACCCGAGTATGGCTGGACAACTACTCGATTTGCGTTCGAATCATCCTCTGATTTCATGATGTTCATGATGGTGTGGGGATGAAATACACTGTGGTGCTCAGCAAAGAGCGGATCAATGAGCTATACGGTCCTCTGGGTAGGGCGACACCAACCCTGCGTGACCCCAACCAGTTTACCTGGGGAACAATGCGGAAATGGTGTGACGACAATGTGGAAGACTATGAGATATTGAATCCCAGAACCTGGATATTTCTACGGCACCAGGACGCAATGATGTTCATGATGGTGTGGGGATGAAGATGGAACCAATTCGAACTGTTGATGCAGATGGTACACAAGTATGGCGGCTAAACGGGCAATACCATAGACTTGATGGCCCTGCTGTTATCCGTGCAAATGGCTATCAAGAATGGCGGGTAAACGGGCAATACCATAGACTTGATGGCCCTGCTGTTATTGGGGCAGGTGGCAGTCAAGAATGGTGGATCAATGATCAACTGCATCGTGAGGATGGACCTGCTCGTATCTGGACAGATGGCACGCAAGAATGGTATGTCAATGATCAACTGCATAGACTGGATGGACCTGCTCGTATCTGGACAGATGGCAAACAAGAATGGTATGTCCAGGGAAAATCTATCACCCTTGAAGTTGAAGCATGGATGAAAACCCAGGGTGTCACATGGCCTTGGGACGAACCCACACAGATGCTGTTCGTATTGACATGGGGATGAAGATGGAACCGGTTCGAACTGTCCATGCAGATGGCACTCAAGAATGGTGGGTCAATAACCAACTGCATCGACTTGATGGCCCTGCTCGTATCTATGCAAATGGCAGTCAAGAATGGTGGGTAAATGACCAACTGCATCGGGTAGATGGACCTGCTCGTATCTATCCAGATGGCTATCAAGCATGGCATGTCAATGGTGAATACCACAGGCTGGATGGCCCTGCTCGTATCTGGGCAGATGGTCATCAAGAATGGCTGGTAAATGGTCTATGCCATAGACTGGACGGACCTGCTGCTATTGGGGCAGACGGCACTCAAGTATGGTGGGTCAATGGCCAACTGCATAGACTGGATGGCCCTGCTGTTATCAATGCAAATGGATCTCAAGAATGGTGGGTAAATCACCAACGGCATCGGCTGGATGGCCCTGCTATTATCTATCCAGATGGCTATCAAGAATGGTATGTCAATAACCAACTGCATCGACTGGATGGACCTGCCGTTATCCGTGCAGATGGCAAACAAGAATGGCGGGTCCATGGTAAATCTATCACCCTTGAAGTTGAAGCATGGATGGAAACACATGATGTCACTTGGCCTTGGGATCGGGAAACACAGATGCTGTTCGTATTGACATGGGGTTGACGATGGAACCAATTCGAACTGTTGATGCAGGTGGCACTCAAGAATGGCGAGTAAATGGGCAACTACATCGGCTGGATGGCCCTGCTATTATCTGGGCAGATGGCACACAAGAATGGTGGGCAAATGATCAAGTGCATCGACTTGATGGCCCTGCTATTATCTGGGCAGATGGCACACAAGTATCATGGGTAAATGGGCAACTCCATCGGGTAGATGGACCTGCTATCATCTATCCTGATGGTGCACAAGTGTGGGCCATAAACAATCGAGATGTCACAGATGAGGTTGAAGCATGGATGGAAACACATGCGATCACATGGCCTTGGGATCGGGAAACACAGATGCTGTTCGTATTGACATGGGGTTGACGATGGAACCGGTTCGAACTGTTGATGCAGATGGCACACAAGTATGGCGAGTAAATGGGCAACTACATCGGATGGATGGCCCTGCTATTATCTATCCAGATGGTCATCAAGTATGGGTGGTAAATGATCAATATCATAGACTGGATGGTCCTGCTGTTATCCGTGCAGATGGCATGCAAGAATGGTATGTCAATAACCAACTGCATCGACTGGATGGACCTGCATATATTGGTGCAAGCGGCACACAAATGTGGCAGGTAAATGGTGAATTCCATAGACTTGATGGTCCTGCTGTTATCCGTGCAGATGGTAAACAAGAATGGTATGTCCAGGGAAAATCTATCACAGATGAAGTTGAAGCATGGATGCAAGCTCGCGATGTGACTTGGCCTTGGGACGATCAAACCCAGATGATGTTTGCGCTTACGTGGGGTTGACGTCGTGCAAAATATAACACAGGCTTGTATATGACACAGCATATGAAACTCAGAGAATTCACAGCCACCAGCTGGGTGGCAACACTACACGGCGAAAGGCAAGCCCTGCTGGCAAAAACGCCCACGTCAGTGTTGTGGCTAACCCCTGATGGGGTCCGAGAATTTGCCACCATGGAGTTGTTGCAGAAAACTTTAGACACCAAATTCACCATGGATGCCATCAAGACCCAAGAAAGCAAGCCTGATGTGGTCATGGTGGGCAGCTGGCCCAGCAAGCACGACGCAGTGTTCAACATCCAGCTGGATCCCATAGCCACTTATACCAAGACTGCCACCAGCACAGTGCGCTATGCCGCAGGATACTGGGCGTTTGAGTTTGCCAACGGCTGGCAGGGGTCATGGTGCCCCAAGCTACAGACTTTGGCAGATTATCCTCACGCGGGGCCCTTCAGCAGCAAGCTGGAGATGCAGACCGCCATCAATCAGAAAAACAGTTTGGGAGTATAGCATGGACCTCACAGCGCTACAAGAATTTCAAAAACAATACCGCACAGCACGAGATCACAACAGCAAGGAAATCCGCCTCACCATTGCGCAGGCTGAACGACTCAGCCTGGCTGTGAGCGAGGTATCTATTGCCATTGCACAGCTACAGGCCGATCTGGTGCAAAGTCAGCAACAGCTAATCGATGCAGTAAACAATCCCAAAATAGACTGGAATGGAGGAAGGTTCTAATCATGCATTTGGTCTCGAGACCGTGCCCCACAGATTTGATCACACAGTTGTTGGGGGTGGACCTGAATTTTGACACGGGCCCTGTTGTGGCCGGAGGCGCGGCCCGCCTGCTGTGGTTCAATGAAATCGCACCTCTCATGAATCACACACAGAATCGAATAGTGGGTCAAAGTGACATTGATGTGTTTGTTTATCAGGGGCACAGTCAGTTGCGCGCCACGCGAGACTATATCGAGCACAGATACAACAGAACTCTCATAGCTGATCGGGATACAACAGGGTTTGGTATGTGCCAATCCAGCAACATTGGCCGATATGAAACCACCAATGCCATATCCTACAACAGTTGTATGTGGCAGGAAAAATATTACAACATTCAACTGATCAAAAGGCCCATGCACAGTGTCAGTGAGATATTTGACAGCTTTGATCTGGTAAACTGTCAGTTTGCCACAGACGGGCGCACTGTGGTGGCCACGCCCGAGGCGGTTGCAGCATGGCAATCACACAAACTGGTGCTAAATCCCCGTTGGCAAAAAGAGGTCAAACTGGATCGCATGCTGAAATATCTCACCAAGGGACTCATGCCCGATCAACCACTGTGGAAATGCATCATGGAAAAAACTTTGCAAGCTCGCACAGCAGGAGGGTTTCCCGATGCCGACTATGATTTCTGACAACATACGCCAGGCACGCATGCAGAGTTTGATGTGCAACTATATTGTGCCGGTCGCGGACAGCGATCTGGCATGCTTTGCAGGTGTTGTGATGCCTCATGCTGACCTCTGTGTGTTCTTGATCTGGAACATCACCAGCCAGCGAACCAAAGTGCAACGGTGGTGGCAGCAAAATCGCTGGCAGCGTATTGAAGAACTCAATCCCCACTTGGATTGGCCCTGTCAGGACAGTGCCCAGGGCGGAGCAAACTCGTGGACCAAAACCATAAATGAGCAGTTGCATCGACAACTTGCCGGCATGAGCGACCAAGACGTCATGGCACTATGTGAAATCTTTTGGCCCGAGGAACATGACCAGTCTGTTGCCTAACATGCCGGAACCTTTCCTCAGTCAGCAGGGCTTGGTAAACTGGGTCAGCAATCAACCCAACTGGTGTCTCCACATGCGAGGCCGGGGCTTTACAGGCTATTTCGAAGTGCCTCAGAGCCCGAGCCTGAGACTGTCGGACATGGGATTCCAAAATCTGGGCAGCTACTGGTATAGCGACTGCATCAAGAGAAAAGAGCCCCTGACCGGCTCGGAAATGCTCACAGTGAACCGAATACTGCAAAGCCCCTGGTGGCTGAGCAGACGATATAGGCATGTGGAGTTGCACACCTTCAGTCGCCGTGCCCACATGGAATGGGCTCTCATGGACCACGATCTTGCCCGCTGGATAGAATTCAGAAAACCTGTTGACAACGGCTAAACCTCATGCTACAAACACATATACTAAACAACCAAGGAACACTACAACATGGCTCGCGCTGCTAAAACCGCACTTTCCGACGGCCTGTCAATTAGCCCAGCCCGTCTACGCAATGCCATCATGCATTGCACCAGCATTCAACAGCCCTTGATGATCTGGGGTCAGCCCGGCATCGGCAAGAGTGACATTGTGGCAGACGCTGCCCGTGCAGCAGGCCGTCCGCTGATTGACATTCGACTGCCGCTCATGGAACCCACTGACATGCGCGGCATCCCCTACTTGGCCGACATCAAGGTCACCAATGCCCAGGGCGAAGTCATGCGTGACGACACTGGTGTGCCCATTACACAGAAAGAATTCCGCTGGAGCCCGCCCAGCGATCTGCCCACAGACGCCCTGAGCAACGCACTGATCTTTTTTGATGAAATCAGCGCCGCACCACCCAGCGTGCAGGCTGCAACCTACCAGATCACCTTGAACCGGCGCATTGGCACTTACCGCTTGCCGGAGAATGCTGTGATGGTGGCGGCAGGCAACCGCGTGCGTGACAAGGGCGTTGCCTACAACATGCCCACGCCCTTGGCCAACCGTTTTACTCACGTCACTCTGGAAGCCAACGTGGATGACTGGAAAGACTGGGCCATTGCCAACAAGGTCAACCAGGACGTTGTGGGGTATCTCAGCTTCCAGCCGCAGGATCTCAACAACTTCAATCCCAGCCAGGAAGGCTATGCTTTTGCCACGCCGCGCACTTGGAGTTTTGTGAGCCGGCTACTCAACGACAGCAGCAAGCTGGATCCGCGCACACTGAGCGATCTGGTGCGTGGCACTGTGGGTGATGCAGCAGGCATCAAATTCCTTACATATCGCAAGCACACCAGCAGCCTGCCCAGCGCTCGCGACATCCTGGAAGGTCGTGTAAAGAAGCTCAAGGATCCGCAGCCCGACATCATGTATGCGTTGATTGTGGCGCTGTGCTACGATCTGTTCAATGGCTTTGCCAAAGCCAAGACTGCACAGACGCAGGGTGATCGCGAGGCCATCAAGACCTGGCACCAGACCGACGTTGACACTTTCCTGCGCTTCATCATGGACAATCTGCCCGCCGAACTGTGCGTGTTTGCCGGCAAGACACTGTTGACCAACGAAAACGGTGTTGTGATCAGCCAGCAGTTTCTCAAGCACTGGTTGGAATTTACGAATTCGTTTTTGGAGCTCATGCCCAACAAGAACTAATTGATATCATTGGATTTTTGTTGGGATTAGGTGGTAATATCAACTAATCCCAACAATTTTTCCTTGCGACGTTGATGACCGGCTCGCAGATTGGCTTTGCGTTCTTCGGTATGAGGCTTGCCCAACAAAGCAGCTCTAAGTTTAGCCTTTGTTTCCTCACTGTGTGGCTGGCGTTTGGCTGGCTCTGTTCTTGCTTTGTGGGCAGCGCTGATCTTGGCCTTACGTTCCTCACTCATAGGACCCCGTTTGCTACCTTTATTGGAATGGGGCCTGCCCTTTAGTGGGGACGGCCTGCCTTTTAGAGAAGTTGTCCTACCTTTATTTTTGAGACTCAATATCATTTTGGTCTCCTCGCTATGAGTTTGGCCCAACTTTGCATCTCTGATTCGTTCTTTTGTTTCTTGACTGTGGGGGCCCCTTTTTTTACCTTTATTTGCCTTTGAACTGGCTGCACCGATCTTAGCTTTTGTTTCCTCGCTGGGTCCGAGAAGGCCTTCTCCTCCGTTAGTTCGATTTTGCAATATACCAGTGCCCAAGTCCTTGCGACCATACCATCTGATTAGGCGTATTTCCATGTCGTTGGCTTGATATCGATCTAACTCTTGGACGAGCACCTCAATATTGTCAAGATCCTCTGGTACCGCTACTCGATGATTTTTGCTGTATAGGCGACCCTTTTGGCCCTTGCCTATATAATAAGGTGTTCGATCTGTCTTGCGTAAATATGCGTAGACGTAGTATCCTTGTGGATACGTGGGACGAATGCTCATGCTGTAACTCCTGTTTGGTTATAGAGCCGATGGACCTGGCCGGGTCGCGATCGGCAGCTATATTTAGCACTTGACATGCCTTAGATGCATAGTATACTACCGGCAGTTACACCACTCCAATCAGGAATAGCCGCAAATGGAAGACATCGAAAAAAAAATCACCAAAGCCAGGATCAAGCTGTTCTTTGATCAGCCCTTCTTTGGCAATCTCACTATGGGCATGAAGCTGATTGATGCAACAGAAACTTCGTGGTGCCCAACTGCTGCGGTTGATGGTCGCAACATCTACTACAACAAAAAGTTCTTT